CTAAAGATGAGTTCATACACATATCCTTGAGGGACGTTATTTACTGGGAAAGCGGGATAGACTACACCATCAATTGTATTACTGAGAATAGTAGTGTCGTTCCAGTAAATGGTATTAAAGTTCGCAAACAGACCCGCCATATTTGTGTTAAAGAACAGACGCTCACGGGGCTGAGTCTGCGGAGATGCCGTTCCCGCCACATAAGGAATCGCAGTGAAAGTGGTCAAACGCTGACCATAGCCATCACTATCACCATACAACGTGAAGAGGCGATTGTTCTCATCATACACGATACGTGGAGTCTGAACCGTTGCTTGAAAGGCATTGAACGTAGCAAAGGGGAATGGGTCAGTTAAACCAGCGTATCCCGCCCATTGTGCTTGAAATTGAGTGTAGAGGGCTTGATGTGCCGTAAGAAGCGTCTGATTCACGAGGTCAATCCAATGCTGATACGTAAATACCCAATAATAACGACTGCTGAGGTCTTGTGTAATAACGGGTGTTCGTGGAGCGGGAGCAAGATAATCATTTTTTACTTCGGGGACGTAAATAATAAACGTCGGCAACGGTGTAATGTTGAACGAAATCGCACCCAAGTTGGTATTCCACGTCTGCTGGTAAGAAACCGCAACGGAATAGGTTGTTAGATTGGGGTCGGTCTGACCCAGTAAAATATTAGGGATAAACAACGGCAAATCACGATTCGCACCGTTCATTGTAAAACGAATAATAGAGAACTCATACTCAGACACGTCTTTAATCAGTGCCGTATCACGGGTTTCATTGAAACGAATCTGCGGGTCGGCAGTGAGAGCAAGACTACTAACATCATTCTGAAGAACACCAAGGTCTTTAGAATTATTGTTAATAATGTCGCAGTTGTAATACAGTAAGTCGGGGCTATTGCTCAATCCACCAACTTGCTCAAATCTTCCACGATTGAAAGCCATCTTCTATATCACATAGAGAGATTATTTTCTTAACTTATCATACGTTATGCCCGATACGAAGTCATCGGGGGTCATCTTACTCTTCTTAATAATAGACGCATACTTATCCAGTGAATATGGAGAGTATAGCAACCTAACTACACAATGCCTACCGCACGTTGCTACATTTGGTGATTCACGTTGGAACTGATGATGATTGTAAAAAACGGGTTTGCCCGACGCTCTTAACAAACGAGTTAAATCGGGTCGCTCAATATCCAGCATTTCCAAACGGCTTCTTGACATACCATCTTTTTGTGCGGTGTCCGGGGCATCACCATAGGGGTCAAAGAACTCTATCGCATTAGGTCTATTCATTAAACACGTCCAATGTCCCGAAGTGGGACTACTGTTGGGAAATAGCACTATCGCTCTGCCTTTCTCATCAAAGAGGTCGTCCGCACTTTGTAAATCTTTTAGTTGTGGATAATTCCATATTTTGATGTCGTTGCCCAATAGTTTCCGTATATCATCATCACCGAGTGGATATGATTTGACTCTCGCAATTCCACCTTGCGACATTCTCTATATGTTTCCGTTTTTTTTCTATCAGTGTAATAGATAAAGATGTCATATGCTCAGTGGAGTCCTTATACGACGTATGTCCTTAATGACATTGTAGAATATGCTGGTTTCATCTACAGTGCTACGGCTACAAACATCAATGTGCCACCCCAACCCACTACCGTCATTTGGACGCTTACGGGTGGCAGTGGCGGTGGAGGTATAGTGAATACCATCACGGCGGGTAATCCAAACATCACCGTTGGTGGAACGGCTACAAATGTAGTGCTCTCGGGAACACTACAAACCCTTACCAGCAATGTAGCCACTTCTAACTTTGCCTTCTCGGGCAACTCAGCGGGAAATCCCTCCTTTGCCGTTGGTGGCGGTGAAGAGTTCAAAGTCATTACAACCGACCTCACTCCGCATATTTTGGTAAGTGGGGGTGTTAGTGGTGGCGTTCAACTGGGTCTTCCAAGCGGTTATGGCGGGTATAAGATTACCGCTCCTACGGTTGCTCTCGCCACCACCAGTGATTTTCAAGTGGCGACCACTGAGTTCGTCCAGAATGCGATTATTGCTGGTGGTGGTGGAGGTGGTGGTGGTGCTACTGGTGCTACTGGTGCTACTGGTGCTACTGGTGCTACTGGTGCTACTGGAGCAACGGGTGCTACTGGAGCAACGGGTGCGACTGGAGCAACGGGTGCTACTGGTGCGACGGGTTCTAATGCTTCCATTACTGCTGGAACAAACATTAATTTCACGGGAACGCCATCTAATACGACTGTGAATGTCAATACTGCTCTTACCGCTCTCACGGCAAATCCAGTCAGTGCGGATTCCAAACTCTTACAATTCAACCGCACGATTGAAGCAACTACAGTCGGTCAAAGTATTCCCGCACCTACTTATCCAAAGGAAACGGCGACACTTATTAATAATATCGGGTCTTCTCCCACGATTCAACCATTCGGTAGTATTAACACGATAATATATTGTCAGTTATACACTTCTACTGGAAGATTCTTTCTGGGAGGTGCGGGTGCTATATATGAATTAGACCTTAGCACGGGGGCAACAATACAAACTTGGACTATTTCGGGTAATTCTGCGGTTATATATTCTATGGTTGAGTTTAATGGTTTTTTTGCGGGTGATACGATGCTTGTTGCTGGTGATTTTACCACAATAGACGCTCCGGGTGGTTTCACTCTTGCTGGAATAACGGTTAATTCTTGTTTTATTAGCACCTCTTCTCTCGTTCCATTAGTCGCCAACTTTGACAATACGCCAATTGGTGGTGTCATTAAATCACTTGCTTGGACGGGAAGTTTGTTGTTTATGGGAGGTAATTTTTATATTTCTCCTACCACTTTCTACTCTCTTGCGGTTTGGGGTTGGACGGGGACTACTTTTATCCTTGATGCGGGGCGTTCCGCATCTTTTGGTTTTTCAAACAATTCTGCTTCGGTTAATACAATGTTGGCGGTTGGAAGTGGTATGCGGTTCGGTGGTGATTTTACAACGGCAAATTGTCCTTATGATTACGGTATATACTGGGACGGCACAAGTGCGTATCAATTAGCGGGAGGATTTAACGCACCCATTACCCAATTCGGTGGTCTTAATCCAGAAGGCGGAGGATACACTTGCTTTGGAAGTTTCACTACTCCTTTCCCTTATGGGTGTATTCTTCCTTTTGGTAATTCTGCTCCTTCTGCTCCACCAATACCGATTAATGTTCCCGCTACTTGCGGACAATCGGGACACGACGGTTCTTATTATATTTACGGTGGAGTGAATTATGGAGCAGTTGCTTCTATTATTATTCCCGCTGGAACTCAACTCTATACAGAAGTTGTTATTCCATCTGTTCCAATCACTATCTACGCAATGAGTCCAACTATTTACACGGTTGCCCCTCCCGTTCAAAATGTCAGTAAATATATTTTTGCTGGAACATCTAATGGAACGAACTCTGTATTCTCATACGATTTTGCGACGGCATCTGTTCCCATTACATTCACCGCCAGTATCCCAATTTCTCCCGGCAATACAAACATTGTTGTTCTACCGTCAAAAGGAGATACTGCGGTGCTACAAGCGAGTAATGATTTATCTCAATGGTTTTTTCTGGAACAGAATCCAAACATTGCTTCTGTTGTTGCTGGAACGGGTATTAGTGTAAGCACAACAGATAGAGTAGCGACAATCACCAACACGGGTCTTACCGCCGTTCCTCCTTTACAAAGTGTTCTTACTGCGGGAAGCACTTCATTAGACCAAACGATTACAATGAATAAGACTTCGGGACTTGGTGTAAATACTATTGAAGGCGACCAGATTAACATTATAGCGAGTAGTATTCCAACTACATTCGCAAGAATGACGAGAAGCGGAATAATCGCCCAAACCAGTGGTGGGGCAAATCAGCAGACTGCGTCGGGTCAGTTAATCAGTTCTGGGGTAAATAGTATTACTTACTCTGCTACTGGAATTACACAAGGAGTAGGTTCAGTTGTTCCCCTTACCATCACTACCGTGGGGAGCAACGCAATCAATCTCACGAGTGGGTCGGTTAGTAGTAGTTCTTCTATCTATGTTCCGACCAGTGTTGCGACTAACAGAACAGAGGTAGGAGCGTTGGGTATTACCGCAACTACTTCTGCTGGAACAAATGTAATGATTGGAGCAAGTAATACAATTACTGCTGGTGCTAATGCGACCACTTTCACATCTACTGGTTTTACTGCTACTGTGGGAGGAGCAAACCAGATTGTAGCATCATCAACTACACCAAGTATTATTTTGGGAACTGTTGCGGGAGGTGGTCTGAATACTTCTAATATTACTAATGGTGTAATAAACCTAAACTCAACGAGTGTGGGATACACCAACAATTACCAACTCCAAATCCAGAATAACAACTCCACCGCTGGTAATACAACGGGTGTTCCTTCCGTTCATTGCTATAAACAAGGACGCAATGCGGTCGCCAATGATGTAATAGGTTCAAATCACTTTTATGCGAAAAATAGTTCGGGAACAAAAACCGAGTTTGCTCGTATGGAAGTAGCAGTAAGAAACACGGGGGTTGGAAATGACGACGGGTCTATTGGATTTTTAGGGTTGGTGAATGGCGTTCAGACTGAGTTTTTTCGGTTGAATGGTGCGGATAGTGAGAACAATATGTTTCTTGCTCTGGATATGAATGGTAATGACATTAAAACCACCGCTGGTAATCTGACATTGTCTGCTACTGGTTCTGCTGGAACGGGGACGATTACTCTCGCACCCAAAGCACTGGGTAATCTCATTCTTCAAAACATTCCTACTTCCTCTGCGGGTCTTCCCAGTGGTGCGGTGTGGAGTAATGCTGGTGTGCTGAGTATTGTGCCTTAAGGCTTCTTTGGACTGGGTGGATAAGGAGGTAGTGGGTCTAACTTCGGGTCTTGATGAAACCACTCTAAAATCCGTAGTGGAGTCAATGTATAACGACCACGTGGATAAACTATCTGCTTGGGATACTGTATCTTTGGCTCTTCTTCTTTTGGTTTCCAAATCCACGACTTCAACCAAGAGAGCATTCTACATAGCACTATCTAAAAAAAGTTCATTGGGAATAACTACCGTATTTTCTGCCGTAAGCACTGGCGTTTTTACTACTACGGCTAAGTGGGGCGTTTCCACATCTTCACGACTAAAGATTTGAATAGAGTGTAATCCATTCGCATCTTCGGGCTTACTAATCTCCGCATACTTATCATCAGAGAACTTTACTTTGAAGTCCCTTATCACGTTGGGTGGAATCAATGGACTAATTTCGGATAAGCGGTCATACTCCGTCTTGACATACTTCAATAGGTCATTGGGGGTCATACGCTCACACCGAGGTAGAGCCATTTCAATAGATAAGAAGCGATACAACTTCGCATACGAGAGCGTAGAGATGCGATGTCCCTCCGCTCTACGATTCCACGCAAAGTATGAACCGATGGTGGTCAGAATGGCAGTGAGTAGAGCCACTACACCCACTCCAACGGGAGCGAAGCGACTATCACCAAAGAGTGAGTTTGAACCCACACTCACTGCTCCGTTAAGTGTTCCAAGAATGATGACGGGTAAGTCAATCCATACACTGCGTGATGAATACATCTCTTCTGCTTTGCGATGAATCCACGCTAAACAATGGGCTTTCTCACCCGTTTCCGCAAAATATTTCTCCAACCGCTTGTTCCACGAGATGGTCGTGGTAATGTTCTGTTCGGAAGACATACCTAATTAATTACATAGATAATTTGGCGGTAAGAGTGCCAGTGCGTTGGGGTCTAATCTAATCGTTTCAATCAACCAAGCCAAATCATCTTCACTATCATCAACGGGTTCGCAGAGTGGAAAGGCTCTGCGATACTCTGTCCTTGCCCGTTCCAGTATAGTCATTATTAACTTCCCATCAAAGTAGCGACCCAATAGTGAATAGAAATCATCACTCTTGAGTTGCGGTGGGTAAGAGTGCTCTCGCACTAACTGTTCTACCCAGCGGTCAAACCAACGGCAACCTTCGGAATCCACTGACTTCACGCCCGTAATGCGTTTCAGTTGCCCCTTGCTTGTAATCGGCTTTTCCTTTTTGAACGGTTTAAGTTCTTCTTTGAGTGCTTCGGCTTTCTCTTTCTCTTGCTTCTTCTTGTCCATCTGTTAGTAGATTCATATTATTTTACCTCCATCAACCACAGCATTTCAATTTTTTTATGTAGGGTATGTAGGGTATGTAGGGTTTTGGTGTGTGAAAATATTTTGGAAATGGTCTGACAAAAAAATATTTTTTCTTCGGCATCTTTCAAAATATTTTTTTTTATGTCCAAACCCTACATACCCGTCATAATGGATTTTCTCATTTTCATTTTTGTCGTTAATTGTATTAGAATTGCCTCAAAAGGTCTATGTAGGGTTTTTTGTATTACCCTACATACCCTACATATGATGGCGGATTATTTAGAAGCAATCAACCCTCGGATTCGGTTAGACATTTCATCATCAGCAAGGAAGGGAATCCGAATGGTCTTATCTTTCTCCCCTTTCCAGTCTGAGCCATACTCTTCCAACACTTCCACCACTGCCTCCAAATCACCCTCTATGATGTGATGGGCTAAGTAGAGTTCATCTGCTCCCTCTTTCAAGTCTTCCGTTGCTTGTTGGTGGTAGAATATGTAAGTAGTGTCAAACTCATACTCTTCGTCTTTCAGTTCGGCTTTCATCTCTGCGTGTCCGCACGACTGGCAACACGACCAATCCGCACGGAACACCACACCAACCTTCGCAAGGTCTTCTTGGAGGGCATCAATCTTCTGTTGGAAAAGGTTTTGTTCTTTGGGGGACAACGGCATTTTGGATTGGTTTTTAAAAGGGGTTTTTGGAAATCAATTTTTGTTGGACACTATACCACAGCGACGTTCGCTGTGTGTAGTAGTAAAATATGCGTTCAGTAATACTACACTAATAAAAAAGGGTCGCCCCTTTTTCTTTTCTTTTTATATCTTTTTTTTTTTCACTTTCTTCTTTTTCTTTTAGTATAATCTCTTTACCACAACGTATTGAGTTTCATTGGCACTCCATCACGGCTGACGTAGCACTTGGCGAACCCGCAACAAGTGGAAGCACCACGCTTACACATACCCGCCTCTTTCATCAAGTAGCGGAAGCGAGAGCAAAGCGTCGTGGGCGAAGTAGCCACCGCACGTTTCACGCCCCACGTGCGTTCATTACGCTCCACAATGTTCTCAACGGAGTCCTCACCCTCATAGTCAATGATGTAGAAGCCATTGAGTTTGGTGGAGAACACGGCTCTCCACGTCAGATACTCGCCCGAGCGTTCTCCGTCATTAACGAGTTCTTTCGCATACACTTGTTCGCCATCACGCAGAATGTCCCGCAGAATCACGTCCTTGGTGGGGATACGCACTGCCGACTTGCGGGGAGCGGACTCACGCACACTCTTCTTCTTTGACTCCAGTGCCTCCACTCGGGCAAGGAGCGACTTGTATTCGCTTTGTTTAATCATCACTTCCACATCATTCTCCTCCATAAAGGAAGGCTCTTCCACGGCTTCTTCCTCCACAACAACGGGAACGCTCCGCTTCACACGGGGCTTCACCGCCTTCGGAGCAACGGCTTCGGCTTTCTCTTCCACCACGGCTTCCACAACGACTTCGGCAGCACCCGCAACGGGCTTCAACTTGGTAGGCTTCTTGCGAGGCACAACGGGCGAAGCCACGGGGACGGGGGAAGCCATCGGAATGTTAAGGGAATCGTTCTGAGCAGACATCTTGGATTGGTTGGGTTGATTGCTTGGTTGATTGCTTGAATCTGTCATTTAGTTTAGCCAAAAAAGTCTTTCAGTTTTTATTTTGACTACCCCCACAGCGATTCGCTGTGTCCATATACAATACGCTCCTTTCCAATAAAAAAGCGGAAGCACTCCCACCCATTGGTGAGAGTCCCCCCACTCTTTACTTTTTTGTCGTCATAGTGTATCCGCCTACAGTTTCTTTTAGTCGTCCTCTTCACGGAAGGAGTGTTTGCGTCGGCACGTAGCACACTCCCACTTCTTCTTGGGTTGTCCCCGCTCCATCTGAGTCGCTTGATGGGCAATGTGCTGGGCGAGGCACGGCTTACAGTAGTAGTGTCCGCAATTCGTAATCTCCAGTTGCCCGTCTTCAATCATATCCAAGCAGATGGGACACTCCCACTTCTTCTTGAGAGCCACTGCCATCGCTTTCATTTCTTCCTTGATATGGACGGGAATCGCACCGTCTTCCACAATGCGTTCATAGACGGCATATGCTTCGTGGTCAGCGTGGAACGCCCCATTCACTTGTTCGTAATACTTTGCCCACGCAAAAGCCTTCTGCTTACGGGCGTAGATGAGTTTGTTCGTGAGGGATTCAACAGTGGGTGCTTGTGCCATTATTGCTTAGTGATTCTTGGAATCTACCATTCTAATTATGTTTTTTTTGGTTTCATTTTTTATTTGACATTCCCACACAGCGATTCGCTGTGGGACAATACACAGCGATTCGCTGTGGTAAAGTATCAAATAAAAACTGAAACGAAAAAAACCCCAAAAACAAACCACAACCAAACAACCAATGGCAAACAAGAACACTCGCTACATCACGATTATCCACCCTAACGGCGAAGTGGAACAACGCATCACCACTGAACCCGACTTGTGTGGTGCGATTCAATCCGCTCTCAATGGCTACTTTGAGCATATCGCAATGTCCAAGTTGGTCGTGAATGATGCGGTGATGCGTGAGCGTGTCAAGGGACGCAAGGTGTATGTGATGGAAGCCCCTCGCCGTGAAGAAGACCACCAATTCTTCAACATCAAAGGAGGATTCTACCGTGATGGACACCCTTCCGTGATGACGATGGAACTCCACAAGAAGTGGTGGGTAGATACTCGCCGTCCCGTCCAAGGCTCATTGGTCGCCGTGAGCAAGAACGCACCTTATGAGATTGCTCCCGCTCCCGTTCAAGAGCGTGTTCCCACTCCGCCTATCCGTCAAGTGGAGAGTCAAGTCGCACTTCCCGAAGTTCCAGCGGGAGTGGATATTGAACCGCTCCCCGTGCCTCAGCGTCGCACGTGGTGGGACATTGATATGGCGACGGGAACACGCACCCTCCGTTGTAATGCTGACTTTGACAAGATGATGATGGGACTTATCCACTCGGCTGATGCGAAGTAATGACGGGTATGACGGGTTTCGCACACAAAAAATATATTTAGAAAAACCGAATAAAAAATGGGGTTGCCCCCTATTTTTATTTTGTATTTTTATTTCTGGGGTCAAACCCGTCATACCCGTCATTACTGACCCGGTTCAACACGCTCACTGTTAATACCGCTCAACTCCGTGAAGAGAGAACGGAGTGTAGCCGTTGAATCAGCCGACAGTTGGAGTTTGTAGGGTTCTTTCTTGCGACGGTGGTCATTCTTGCCCCAAATCTCAAGATACACTTCTTCGGGAGCGACAGTGTATTCCCACTCACACGAATCAACATACTTTGCGGGGATAGAGTTGGTCTTCATAATCACTCGGGTCGTGGAGATGAACCGCTCTTGCGGAGTGTATCCCTTCTCCTTCAATACCTCGTTCCACGCCGACGGAATATGAACTGCGGATTGTGCCATTGTGTGTTAGTCTTTCGGTCTGACATTCATTAGGGTTTTTTTCCCGTCAGTTTTTTTTTGATACTAAACCACAGCGATTCGCTGTGTGCTATATACAGCGATTCGCTGTGTAAAAGTGTCCCATAAAAACTGATTGGTCGTTTTTCAGAAACCAAACCCCATACGCATTCCCGTTCTAATGGCAACCGAAACCGCCATAAACACCATCATCATTCCAAGCTCCCCGGCGGGGCATTCCCCCCGGTCGGTAAAAAAGATTCAATCCGGCGTAAAACCCTCCGAAATAAAAACCGAGGACGAAGATAGAACAATGTCCGCCACCGCCACGGCTACAATGACCGCAACCCATATTGTCAAGTGCGAACGTTATGACGAAGATATTATGAAGCAGATGCTGGTAGATAAGAACATCTCCGCTGATGACCGAAAGCGTCTGAGCCATTACTTCAAACACGCACGTATCACTCCAAGCAAAGCAAACGTATCCTATGAACTCGGCAAGAACTGTCAAGATTTGAGAGTGGGACGACTCTACCCAGCGGGTGGAGTGGGATTACAATCCTTCCGTCGTGATATACGCACTCCGCTCTTGGCAAAGTATTACTGGGACGTGGATATGGAGAACTGCCACTATAACATTGCGTTGAAGTTTGCTCGTGAGTTCGGCATTGCCCACAAAGCCATTGAGCAATACTGCCTTCGTCGTGATGAATGCTTATCGCTCTACTCTGATGACCGCAAAGTGGCAAAGACGGCGTTCTTGAAGATTGCGTATGGTGGCGACTTGGCACTCTATCGTGAAGATTATGAGGACGTGGGTTCGCATAATCCGAAACAAGAGGCAATGACTTTCATTCGTGATTTGAAGCAAGAGATGACTACACTTGCTGAGTTTATGTGGAGTCGTAATACTCACCTACATAAGTTGAAAGGCGGAGCGGAAAACAAAGCCATTGAGAAACGCAACAACAACCGTGCCGTTCTAATGTCAATGGTGCTACAAGATGAGGAGAAAAAGTGCCTTCGTATCTTAGATGACTTCTTCCAAACAATGGGACGTTATATGGGCGTTCTGATTCACGATGGTGGAGCGGTGGAGAAACTGGACGGTGAGTTAGAGTTCCCCACGGAACTGCTGAAGGCGGGTGCTGATGCGATTCGTAATGCGACTGGCTACGCTTTCACGCTGACGAGTAAGTCTATGTCGCACTGCTATGAAGCCCCCGTTCAGAGTGCTAATGCGTATGCGAAGATGAAAGCCGACTTTGAGAAACGCAACTTCCTTGTAGGGGCAATTCTGAATCGCATTACCCGTGATGGAGTTCGTCAAGAGATGAAGATGTCTGAAGCGAGTGTGGTATATGCCAACTTGACCTTTGAGAAACTGAACCCGAAAACAATGGAGATGGTAGAAGTCCCGTTCTTAACGGAGTGGGTCAAAGACAAAGAGCGTCGTGATTATGAGCGTTGCGACTTTGTCCCGAATATGGCAAAGTGTCCCGAAACGGTGTTTAACTTATTCAATGGATTCGCCATTGAAGAAGTGTATCGCAAAGAGATGGAAGTGGGCGGTGAGATTGATGAGAAAGAGATGATGGAGTTGATTGAACCAATCCGTGAGCAAAATCGCTTGATGTGTGGAGGTGATGCTTTGTTCTACGAGAAGTGGGAGGCAAACATCATTCAGAACCCCGACATCAAACCCGACGTGAGCATTCTGTTCCGTGATAAGGGCGGATTGCTCTTTGAAGGCGGTGGCACGGGCAAGAACTTGAAGTTGGACTGGTTCGGTCGGCAGATTATTGGCGACCAATACTACTTGGTCGTTGATGACAACGCTGACCTTTACCGCAGTTTCAACTCTATCTTTGAGGGCAAACTGTTGGTGTTCGTGGAGGAGGCAGCGGGAAAAGCCAATCACAACAATGCGGATACGTTGAAATCCAAAGTGTCCAAGAAACGGGCTATGGTGAAGAAGAAGATGGTGGCGGAGTATGAGGTGAATGACTACGCTCGGTGGATATTCGCTTCCAACAATGCGAACCCGCTTCCCACGAAGCAAGGCGACCGTCGTTCCACTGCGTATGACGTGAATCCCGTGCGACGCAATGACAAACCTTACTTTGACGCATTGAAGAAGGCAATGGACGATGTGCGTGTTCAATGTGCTTACTACCAATACTTGAAGACAATGGACGTGTGGCGGACTCCCATTGAGTTTCAATTGGGTCGTCCCATCACGGAGTGCTACATTGACATTCGTCAGATGAATGCTCCCGCTCATATGAAGTGGTTGCGTTATGAACTCCGTCGTGGAACACTGCCCGAAGAGGCTGGTGCGAGAGAGTTGTATGAGCGTTTCCGTGCGTGGTATGCCTTAACGCATAATTGCGAACGGGGTGATGTTCCCATCAAAGAAACGGCATTCTGTATTCAGATTAAGGAAGCGTTTGTTGATGGAGATGATGAGATGGTTCTATCGCAACATAAACGCACAATGGACGGTATGATTCACAAGTTTGACTTTGCGAAGTTGATTGATGGAATGGAACGCCTCCATATGCTACAACCGGGTGAATGTCGTGTGGAAGATGGGTGCTTGATTCAGATGGAATCTATGTAGGGTATGTAGGGTTTTGGACGAAAAAAAAAGTTATAGAAAAAAGAGAAATGAAAATTATTTTTTGTGATGAATCATTCCAAAAAATAATTTGATGTCAAAACCCGTCATACCCGTCATACTGATGCGTAGTTATTTTCTACCCATCAATTATGAAGGGCGAAGCATTCAAACGATACTACCTTGCGAACAAGGAAGCGATACTACAAGCCAACCGTGAAAGGGCTCAGAAGATGCGTGAATTACGGCAGACCAACGCAGAGGAAATGGATAAGCACTTGACTAAGATGCGAGAGAAAGAGTCAAAGTGGCGAAACACTCATTACAAGGCAACCTTTGAAGAGTTGTCGCTCCACTCCCCCGAGAAGTGGAAACCCTTTTTCAAACTGTTAAGTGAAGCCACTACACTCCATCAAATCACTCCCACTATGTTCCAGTTTCTTGCGAGTATTCACCGAGATGATGCGTTAGAAGCCCATCAACAAATGCGTATGGATAATTAGAATGCCCAAAGAGAAAGCAATAGAAGAGGATAAAACCCCAGTTCTATTGCCTAATGAAAAGAAGAAGCCCGGACGGAAGAAGAAGGTGAAAACCCCCATCAAGTTCCACATTACACACGAGCCCGTTGTGTTAGTATTTAATTAAAGGTCAGTGTCATCGCCGTCTGTGCGAACATAATCTTTTTGCTGGGCTACGGAGTGTCCCATCGCTTCACTATCCTTTTTCATTTCTTCCAGAGTGTCTTTATACTTATCCGTGAGGTAAATGTGTCTAATCATTGAACTACCTACCTTCATACCAAACACTTTGTTAAGAAGGCGAGTAATCGCATTGACTGCCGTGAGCGGAGTGCCATCAGCCCCTACCAATAGTTTAATGGGTTCTGCCTTACGCTTTGCCATACCCTTCCACAACGGGTGGAACTTGAAAAAGAGTTGCGTGGCATTCCATAGTGAATCGGGAATCGCTTGTTTCTGCGTGGCATACTTCTTGGCAGTCTTGTATTTCTCATACACCAACTGCTTCCCCGCAATATCCAAATAGTTCTTATCCTTTGGCATATTCTCGTTCCACTTCTTCACAATATACATATCCAAATAGTCTTGATTGCGACGTGGCGGAACATCAGTGTAGAGAGCAAGAACAAAAAATTGAAGGAGAGTGTCGTATTGAGCGGAGTCAATAGACTTCTTGTTTGCGAATGCTCGGACTGCTTCTAAGAGTGCTTCCTTACGCTTCTCAATGTCTTGCCACGAAATCCAGTTCTCCTTCTGCTTAACGGTCTTCTCGCTGGTTTCGTTCTCTCGTGCCTCCTTGCTCTTCTCCATCATCGCATCGTAGTAGTGTTGAAAGACTTTCTTGAATCCCGCCTTCTCCTTGTGGAGTCCCAGCACACTCACTACCGTAGCCAGTAATGCCCGTTGAGTGGATTCAGCATACTCACCAATCACCTTGTCCATCTGCTCGGTGTTTTTCAGAAAGGTAAGATTCTTGAATGCTTTTTTACCGTTAAGTGCGTATAGACTTTTAATGTAAGCATTTGCGGTTGATTCTGCGACCTTGCGTGTGTCCATTAATTCCTTTGCCAATTGAAGCATAAACTCGGTTGTCTCCATCTTCTATACTTCGGAAAGATATTTTTATGCCGGAGGGAACGCACTTTTTTACTTCGGCAAAAGAATCTTATCCCACTCTTTTTCGTCTATTGGTTTAAACTTCATTCCGATTTTATTATCTACTACTGGTTCTCTCTTTCGTTGTTCATATTGTTCAATCGGATTAACTGGTGTTCCGTCTTCTTCGTATATACGGTATGTTGAACCATCGGCAATTGGGTAGTTTTTGCGTGGGTCGGGCGACCATATAAACATCAAACCACGTTCAAACTCCATTCTCGGAGTGGGTGGCACAAGTTCTCCTCGTTGCGTAAGATGACCAAGATACTCTCGTTTTAATGGCGACCAATGTTTTGGACGGGCATACATATCACCACTCTTAAAGATAAATACGGGAGTTCCCTTGTAAAAAGCCGGAGTGCCAATGCCCCACCCACTTCCAAATGGCTTACCCGAAGCCATCATAAACTGCCGTCCCTTTTTAACGGAGTCTATATTACCAAATGAAGGATAAGTGGCTTGTTCGCCATCTAATTTCAAACCACGAACATCATCAAACGAAATATATTGTTTTTTATTGTGAAGTGCGGATTCCTTTGGCTTATTCGCTTCTGCTTCTGCTTTGAGTCGCTCCGCTTCGGCTTGTTTGCGTTCTTCTTGTTCTCGTTGTAGTCGTCTTTCTTCTCTGCGACGTTCTGCTGGTGAAGGTGGAGCGGGTTCTCGTTCTCTTTCTTTCTCGTCAGCATCAACATCTCTGACTGGAGCAGAATGCTCTACGACTTCTTCCGCTACATCTTGCTCGGGTTGGGCTTCAGCCTCCGCTTGTTGTTGTTCAACGAACGACCTTCTTGCCTTCTTCTGCTCTTCCGACTCTTGCGATACATTCTTGGGTTTCCGTTTTGATTTGAATGGTTCAAGTGGATACGGTTCGCCACGCTTCCGCTCAAAGGGAACGGCACGTGCGTGTCCAAAGTGCTTTTGGATAAATGGACTTGCCCCGTAATCTACTTCATTTGACCCCCGTTGGTCGGGATTTGCCAGTTTCTTATACTCAAACTTGGCTTTAGCAGACATTGTAGAATCCGGGTGGAGTTCCCACGTTGGATTCTTATATTGTCCTTGGTGCTTCAACACATTCTCTGCCATTAATCGCCGAATGAAACCCGAGTTCTTTGACATCTTACCACCCCTTATTTCACCCTTTCCGATAAGTGGAATGATATGCTCTGCTACTTGTCCCAGTGCTGGAATTAAACCTTCCGTGATGGGCTTTACGGCATTTGAAAGAATTGCCTTTGTGCCACTGGGCATACCACGAAACGCATTTAGATTAAAGAAACCACCCTTATTCCGACGCAAATCATTATCGTGCTTGGGATTTCCATCAATGAATGAATAGACTCGTGCCATTGCCCATTGTTCTTTAGAGAGTTTCTTTGACATTGGAGCGACTACATTCTTGACATATGACCCTTTCAGACGCACACTGGACGGTTGAGTGTTATATGCCCCAATGCCTCTATTATATACTTCTTGTAATATACTAATGGGAATGGAAGTAATATCTGATAATTGCTGAAGATTATACGGCTTATCTTCTAACTTCCATTGACGCAATACATTCTCCCGATGAGTTCCACCCGTTAATGAATGTAGTTCTTCCGATTGGTCTTTCGCTTCTTTCTTTAAAGCGGGGTCATCTGAATCGCTCAGAAGTTTAACTAAGTGTTGATGCTCTCTGATAAACTTGGAACGTGGAATGACTATATCACCCAAACCAGCCCCGTGGAGCAACTCCGCTAATGCTGGATTCATATTCTATATATCCGGGCGATAATATTCTTGGCACTCAATATAGATGTCCGCAACTATGGTAAGACAGACGGGTAAGGTGCGAATGGCTCACAAACAATTGGCAGACGCTCGGGCATTGGAAGAACAAGCCGAACGTATGAATCCTATGGACGGAAGTGGAGCGACTCCATCAATGGGTCTATCTCAGATTCGTGGCGGTCGCAAACAGAAGTGTGCTTCTTGCGGTTGTATGAAGTGTAAATGCTCTGACTCTTCCTCTGATGATGAAGATGCTATGGCTCAAGGCTCAGCATTGTCAGAGCATCTACATAAACTTCACGGTAGGGGCTATGCTCGGTCATTCCACAAGGGTATGGGCGGTGGTCTTGGCACGGGTCGTTATGAAGGCGAAGGTATGGAGGCTGGTGCTTCTGCTGGTGCTTCTGCTGGTGCTTCTGCTGGTGCTTCCGCTGGTGCGAAGATGAAAGGTGGCTTTTGGGGTTTGGCAGCACTTGCTCTTCCGCTCATTAGCAAATTGATGGGTAATGGTCATATGACACAAGAGGGACACGACCGTGTAATGGATATGCTCCATCATCACGAGAAGATGCGTGGTGGTTTTGATTGGGCGGGTCTGATACAACACGCCGTTCCATTGGTGGGTCATCTGTTGGGTCAAGGTCATATGAATGAAGAGGCTCATAAGAAGTTTATGGCATTTCTGAAGACAAAGGGTAAGAAGATGGAGGGTGCTGGTCGTGCCGTTGGTGGTTCTATGCTGAATATGACTATGAAACCGATTAGGGATATGGTTTTCCCCGCCCCCGCATACACAATGGAGGATATTCACCCCACTCGCCCTCGCCACCCACCGAAGGAGGAACTTCAAATGGAAGGTAAGGGCTTTCTTTCTAACTTGGGCATTCCGGTAGTGAGCGATATTGCGGGTATGTTCGGACTCGGCAAGAAGAAGCGTATGGTCAGTGAATCAGATGGTCGTCGCAAACGTGCTGAGGTTGTAAAACGTGTGATGAAGGAGAAAGGTATGAAGATGATTGAGGCTTCCAAATATGTCAAGGAACACAACCTCTATTGAATTATGTAGGGTATGTCGGGTTTGATACAAAAAAAAAAGTTTTAGAAAAAATCAGAAATGAAAATAATATTTTGTGATGACGATTCCCAAAATATTATTTGATGTCCAAACCCGTCATACCCGTCATACTAAAAAGTTATGTTAAAAAGTCATTAGGGTATTCCGGTCGGATTTATAATATTATGACAGTATATAATGAGTGCGTTTGGGACACAAAAACCGTTCGGTCAAGAAGCCGTTCAATTGACATTCCCTACAGTATTTGAGAACGCAGTGGAAGGGCGTATTCCATTTGCGTATTACCCCGAGATGCCGTGCCACGGAGTAGATTTGCCCGAAGCACAAGACCTTCAAGGAGCGTATCATCGTCAGAAGACAATGGACGCACACCGAATGGCAATGGCAAAAGTTCAATCCACCGTTAATTCAGACCGCTATGCTCAGCGTCATCATCAGAATTATGCCACTCCCGCTCCAGTATTATCACAACGTGTCTATGCGAACCCGAGCAATGGGAACATCGCAGATATTTATAACAACCGTAATGTTTCATTTTCGGCTGAACCCGGTATATGGAGCGACTATCGTGGCGGTTTGAGCGGTGGTGTGCTTTACACAAAGGAGGCACAGAAGTGGGGTCGTCAGCAACTACGTAATCGTGTTGGTCAGTTAGATGCGATTGATGCGGAGAAGCAAGGGCTACAACTACAACAAGCACCATCACAAGAAGCAATCAGCAGTGAATCAGAGAACACCAAAGTGAAACTGGAAATCTCTCAGACACTACAAGCCATTAACGCATCAGTCAATGCGGGTCAAGCCAATAACTTTGCGTTCGGCGATTCCGTTAAGTTTTTGCGTCTGTTATTTCGTTGGGCATCTACCGCAACACTGGACGAATTAATGGAAGTGAAAGAATACTGTAATAACATTGAAATATCACTACGTGAATTAATCAGCAGTGGTGAAGATGGTAATGATGCGAATGAGAACTGGGTGAAGAAACAGAATCCACAAGTGGAAGTGATGTTGGATACATTCAATAAAGTGGGTGATTACTTGGACGGTATGATGAAAGGTGCTACTACAAAAGACCAAGTGGTATATAACCCAGATGGAACATCAGAAATTGTAAGAATGAGTGGTTTTGAGAATATGACCGATAAGACCATCAATGAGCGTAAGAAACTATCGGCTTCTCTTGTGAAGAGTCTTGGATTCACTAAACTACCATTACCGGGGGGTTTTAACTTAAGTGTGGAAGAAACGGCGAACCGTGCGAAAGAATTGTCAAAGCGTCAAAGATTAATAGACGCTCAGAATGCTGGTCTGCCTCCCGATGCGTTTGATGATGATGATGATGATGTCTTTCCCGACCAGTGGTCAAATTATGGCAGTCGTGCTTCTCGTGGAAACAGTATGATTCGTGGGCAATTACAACAACATATGGACGAACAAGACCGCTTATTCCGTGAAGCACGTTTTGACAATCAGCCTCGTGAAGATATGGTTGCCCGTCGTCCATACTTTGGAGCAGAACCCGATTTAGCAAATGATGTAGAAGAAGCAAGACTTCATAATGACTTTCGTAATCAAGATGCGGGTGAAGCACAAGCACAAGGTTTGGAAGAGGGTGTTCAAGAAGAGAACCCCTTTGCCCGATTACCAGTAGATTTCGTAAGACCAAGAACCGCTCCCGTTTCAAGACGGGGAACTGCCCCACCTTCTGGGGCAATCACTCCACCAGCACCAGCACCGAGAAGACCAATAGTAATGCGACGACCAATAGTAGGGACTCCACCTTCGGGAACAACCACACCACGTTCGGGTCGTTCGGGTCGTTCGGGTCGTTCGGGTCGTCCAGCCGAACCAGCAGTCGCATCATCATCATCATCAGAAGCAGAAGCACCACCAGCACCAATTAGAACGATTAGAGTTATACGAGAGGGTCGTCAAGTGTTAATACCAATTGCTCAATGGCAAGCAGAAAACGCAGAAAGAGAACGACAAGCAGAAGAAAGAGAACGACAACGTATCGCATCGCTTCCACCATTTCCTTACACGATGAACGACTTATACCACACCACATCAGCACGTATTATAGCACTTGCTCGTGATTTGAAGGATAGGGGTTATGGCACATACGCCCCACGAGACAAGTCAGAAGTAAAGAATGTCCGTAAGCAGTTGTTTGACTACTACCCCCAATTTAAAAACCCACAGTAGAGCCACTACACTCTCGCACGGTAATAATGTAGCGATTATACTATATTTACTGATATGTAATCATATTACACTCCGCACATTATTACATATAGCCACTTTACACATATTTTAATCAGAAAAAATCCGGATTTTTTAAGCGTAATATATCACTTTGTAATCAAATCATAATATAACTTGATTACAACGCAGTAATTATAGTGATTTCACTACATTTTTACCGATTTAATCTCTTCAATATGGCGAGTTAAGCGGTCAGTCTGATGTTCTATCTCTTCTTGACATAGTGTAAGCACTTTGCCTATGCTACGTAGTGTATTGATGTAGCGTGTTCGGAACTCACAATGATTATCCACTGTGTTGGGATTGAGCGGAGTGTCTTTAATCATACGTGATAGAGTGTGTAGTGAATCCATCTTTGTTTCAACTAATGCCAAGTAGTCTTCCATTCTATTAATGGAATGGATTTTGACTGGACATTCTTTCACGATACTCTGCGTCTTGTCGCACCAGTTCGGGATTGTGCGGAGGCGGTGGGCTAATCACCACATTCATAATCTTCTCCTCTACCACGGCAACCTCTTCCTTCTTCTCCTCTACCTCCTCATCTTCTACCACCAACTCCGTGAGGTCTTCAATCGGAATCAATACTACCTTCTGTGGTTTATTAGTAGTATCATTTCTTGCTCCACGAATGTAGTCATTTCGCACTTCATACTTATCAAACTGAGCCTTATCATACTTAATCACAAAGACACCGTCCGTATAGCAGAAGGCAAACCAAAACTGCGTTCCATCATCAAAGTGATTAGCAAAGGCAATCTTATTAAATCCAATCAGTGCCGTATCATATGTCTTAGAGCCGATGCGTCGGGACTTCAATTCCACAAAGATAGTCTTCGTCGGATTCTCAAAGTCAAATACTGCGTATCCACCTTTGCGATGTAGTTGTGTATCCAAGAAGGTCTGTAGAATATCCAAGTTGGCTTCCTCGGATTTCAAACCAAAAGCGATGTCATTTTTCTGCGACGGGGCGGTCATTCTTTCTACCGGAGGCAAACATTATTCCCACGCCGGAATGAACGCATCTAATCAAACGACAAAATGAAATTGCCTTTTTCTACTTTTGTCGGATAGACATATTCGGGAACAACAAAATCATAGTTGGGTTTTTCTTTTGGCTTTACTACCTTCGGCAACTTCGGAGGGCGTTTTTCCTTTTTAGGTTTAGGCTCTTTCACTTTCTTTGGCTTTGGCTCGGGCTTATGTTTCAGATAGTATTGCTTGTTATATTCTTTCATATAGGCTAAGTATTTCTCACGGTGTTCCCTATGGTATGCGAGTTGCCTTTCAATAATCACGGCTCTATTGCGTTGGTAGTATGACATTGGAATGAATAATGAATTGACCCTTAAACTCAAAATTGAATATGTAGGGTATGTAGGGTATGACGGGTTTTGGTATGTGAAAATAATTTGGAAATGGTCGCCCTAAAAATATATTTTCGTTTCTGATTTTTGCCAAAACTTTTTTTTTTGACCCAAACCCTACATACCCTACATATCTCATAAATAATATCTTTCTCATATAGAAGAATGTCCGATGTGGTCAGAACCAAAGATTATCCCGAGGATTACCCATCAGATGCCATTGCGATTCTTGATGCGATGTCTATGGGTGATAATATTACCCTTGTGGGTTCTATGTCATTACGTAGTCAGCAGTATGCGGGAGACTATGATGGATACGAAGTGGTTAAGCACAAAGGTAAAACAAGTGCGTTTCTTATTGAACTGCGAAAGCGATTCCAATCCAATATCAAAAAACTCTGCGGAATGAAGTATGTGTATGTAGGCGACATTAAAGCGGGTGTGGTAGAAGAGTGGCGTATCATTCCCAAGACGGCATATGTGGAAGGCAAGAAGATAGTGGGGTATAATTCTGTGGAATGTCGTAATAAGGTGCGACGTTTAGAGGAAGCAAAAGTCATTACTGAAGGCGAAGCAAGGGAAGCCACTACACTCCTTAAAGATGGAATGACTCCCGCTCAGTTCCTTGTGGCTAAGGATAAGTTGAAGTTTCACGTCTTACGTTGGACAGTGGGTAATGTGCTGGACAACTGTCTGAATTACCGAGGACGCTCTTTCACATTGGAAGAAGCATTCCCTACACCCGGTATTACCAAACTTGATGTGATAGGACTGGTTCAGAACAATCGCTTTACTGATTTCAGCGTCATTTACGAGTTCCGTTGTAATGGCGAAGTGCTGAACCCCGAACCCATTAACATTAAAGTCAGCCTTATGGAATCCATTATTGCCTACACCGAAGAAGGCAATTACTTCAAAGTCCTTAAACGACTCTTTGCCCTTGCTAAGTTCAAGCACAACACCAAGATGTTAGAAGAACTCAATCCCATTCTCAATTCTGATTTAGGGCGACTCTATCAGATTGTGAGTGATATGGATACACTCTTAACTCTGTTTGAAGAGCAAAAGAAAGTGCCTATGAGCATTGTGCGGTTTGAAATTGACCAGTTCATTCATAGGCTCTCTACCATCTATACATTAAACTCTTATTTGAAGAAGGACGATGCGATTGTGGCAAGTGTTCGCAACATTGCCCGACTACCCGATTCCAAGATTGAACCCGCTCTACAGTCCGTGCGTGATGAACTTTACGACATTCTACAACTTAATTCCAAGCCTTATACGGTAAAGTTGATGGATTAGCCAAAGGTTGATGGCGGTCATTTTAGTAGCGATAAACCGCTCTTTTGGGATATATATTAATCTTTCTGTAAATAATTTCCATATAAGAGTAGAATGCCATTCCTATCGTTTGACAAGGAAGCGAAAGCAAGACCCATTGCTCGTGTAAAAGGCGGTGAAAGGGACGGCGAAATCCTCTACCTCCACGAAGACGCTCCGTCCGGTGCGAAAGCAACGCCCAAGAAACGCACCTTTAACCGTTCCCGCTATGACCTATCTCATTTGAAACCAGCGGAGCGAACCAAAGCATTTGTCCGATTGGAAGAGGACTATGCGAAAGGCATTACGCCCGAAGAGTGTAAGGAATCCGATGCCATCAAGGCAGTGTATGAGAAGATGTGTAAGGACGCTTCCAGCGACAAGACCATTGAACTGGACGATGACGGCATCTTTGAACTGCTCCCCAGTTGCGACCCCAAGAAGCGTGAGGTATGGTATATTGCGGGTCAGTCGGGTTCGGGTAAGTCGTGGGTTGCCAAGCAGTTGGCTCACTACTATCACAAGATTAATCCCGAGCGTGGAATATATCTTGTTTCTAAATTGAAGGAAGACGCTACGCTGGACGCACTGAAGTTTTTGAAGCGTGTCAATATCCAATCGTTCGTTGATGATTACCCCGACTTAGATGAGTTCAAAGATTGTATGGTCATCTTTGATGATTATGATACACTCACGGGTCAAGATGAGAAAGTGATTAGCAAGATTGTAGATGACCTCGCCATTATGGGTCGCCACACCAACACCACTATGTTGTGTTTGAGTCATTATTTGACTAACTACAAGAAGACCCGATTGCTACTCAATGAAGCGACTCACGTCGTAGTGTATCCACTTTCCACTTCGTATCACGCCCTTCGCTATTTGCTGAAGAATTACATTGGTGTTGATGAAGAGGATTTGAAACGTCAGAGGAAATTAGGCAGTCGTTGGCTGATGTATTCAAAGGGTTTCCCACAGTATATGGTGTCGCAGAAGAATGCGGAACTATTACATCAGCAATAAAAATGTCTTTACTATGTAGATATGTCCGGTTATGCTCAATGGAGTCCTTTCACGACTTACGCAGTGAATGATATTGTATTCTTTGACGGTCTAATATACATTAGCATTCAGATAAACAATACGAACCATCAGCCCAATAGTTCTCCCACGTGGTGGGCTTCTAACGGTGGTGGAAGCACTATCACTTCCATTTCGGCTGGTGCTGGAATTGCCGTGTCGGGTTCAACTGCGATTACCATTACGAATACGGGCGTTCGCACTCTTGCGAGTGGTG